TGAAAAGACCTGAACTTGCTGATAGAGTTGTTTTATTAAGAGAATATTATATGGAGCAATTTGATTTAGCTGCTCAAGAAGATAGAGTAAAAGCATCTTTTCAGTTTGTTCCTTATAGTTATAGTTATGGTGAATAATGCCTAAATACGCTACAGGAAAACATGCATTTGGATTTTGTGACAGAACAGGTTTTCGTTACAAATTAAAAGATTTAAAACAAGAATTTGTTGGTGGTAGTAAAACAGGATTTTTAGTTGGAAAAGATGTATGGGATAAAGATCAAGGTCAAAACTTTCAAGGAAGATATAAGTTTCTTGACGCACAAGCATTACCATTTGCTAGGCCTGATCAAAATTTAGAAGAAAGCAGAAGAATGTCTGCTTTTGATCCTGTAGGAAACGGCAATGGTGGGGGAGGAGGAAATTTAATAATTAACGGAACAGTAGGTTCTGTAACAATAGTAACGAGTTAGATTATGTCATTTACTTACACTACATTAAAACAAGCAATTAAAGATTACGCTAATACAAATGAAACTTCCTTTAATAACAATATTGATAATTTTATAACAAGTGCAGAAGATAGAATATTAAGAACTTGTCAATTACCAAATTTTAGAAAAAATGTAGAAGGTCAAATGTCAGCAGGAACTCAATATCTTGCTACTCCTTCTGATTTTTTAGCACCTTTTTCTTTATCTGTTACAGATTCAAATAAACAATCTTTTTTATTATTAAAAGAAGTGGCTTTTTTAAGAGAAGCATATCCTAATGCATCAGTAGAAGGAGAGCCAAGATACTATGCTTTGTTTGATGACGATACTTTTATGTTAGCTCCTACACCTTCAAGTGGTTATACAACAGAATTACATTATTTTTATAGCCCTCCATCAATAACTGAAGTTGCAGGAGGTCAAACATGGTTAGGAACTAATGCTCCTGAATGTTTATTATACGGCAGTATGGTACAAGCAAATTTATTTTTAAAAGGTGAAGCTGATATGCAACAGTTATATGAAGGTCAATATCAAGAAGCATTAGTAAGATTAAGAAACGAATCAGCAGGAAAAAGTATGCAAGATAGCTATAGATATGGTCAACCAAGACAGGCAGTAGAATAAAGGAGGCACAATGTCAATTACAGTAAATACAGAAATGTCATTAGGAAATGTTATTGTTGATACAACAGAAAATTCAGGACATCCAATAGAGTATTGGGCAGAAAAAGCAACA